GTTCCTTTATTCCAAATAAATAATTCTACCTTACTTCCTGTTTGCAATGCTTCGTTTACAATAACCTGATAAGGACTTCTTGCACTTATTATATTCATTTTATATCTTTTAAATTATAATCTACTATTGTTTCTATATCTTGTCCAAATGCTTTCATTAAATCAACGTCTATGTATTTCTTATATCCTTCCTCAAATGGTTTTGTAAAAAATAAACTTGGTTTAATTCCTTTATTAAATATTGACCTTGTAATTAAATAAGCTGTTGAATCATAACTTAAAAATCTACCTGACTTTCTATCACGAAATTGAAACCCTTTTTGTTTAACCCATTGATTTATTCCTTGTGTTAAACCACCTTTTCTCCCTGTACCCGAACCAAATTGATATGGACTATTAGGAGCTTTATTAGAACTTGTTTTACCTTTAACACCTAAATCTACAAACGTACCATAATCAGCCATTTGAAATCCTACAATAGTATATCCGTTTTCTGTTACTACTTCGCCTTTTAAACTATTATATAATGCTTTGCTATTATTGTGTCCAGTCTTTGATAAATTACTTCTTGATTGTTGTATAACATAATCACGAAATTTACTTATAACCTTTTCAACTTCTAACATTTAGTCATTGGATTTTGAATTGCAATATCAAATGTAGTTGTAACACCTGCTAATTTGTTTTCAAATCTTTCTACAAAGAATTCTATTGATGCAGTGTTATTTACTAACTCATAATCTTCAGCTAATGCACCACGACTTAATACTTCTAAAAATCTATTTGCTACTGCTAATTGTGTATTTAAAACATCTTGTTCGTTATCGTTACCTATAAATATATCTGTAGTTAAACTTTTACTTTCATCTACAATATCCATACTTAAAATAGATATGTTATAATTCAATACAGAACCTTGATATGATACTGAATTTATAATGATATGACTTAAAGGGAATATAGTTTGCTTGTTTAAATCAACTTTAAATATATCTCCAGTTGTTACTGTATTTACAAACAAATCTTCTTGTAGTTTGTTTTTAATTGCTTGTGTTATTTCATAAAATGTACTCATCTATTTTTCTTTATTAAATCTGATTCTATTTGATTCTTTTGTTTTTCAAATGTTAAATATGTTAAACATTGGTTAATCGGTAATTCGGTAACTCTATCAAATTGGATAAGGTCTCCTTGAGCAATAGCATAGATTGAACTATACCATCCCCATCTTTTTCCAAATTGTGCTGATGCAGAATAGTCTGAATCTCCTTGTCCTTCTCCAAATAAGTCAGTGTACTTTTCAATAACTCGTTGCCTAAAGTGTAAAAAAAAACATTAGCACCAAATACAACATCTAACGGTGCGTGTTTCATTACATCACTATATGTTATTGAACCATTATACTTTTCAATCTCATACGTTCCATTTAAGCCATTCTTTTTAATTGGTCTATATAATACTGCCATTGCTTTGTGCATTTCATCCCAGTTAGTTATATACGTGTCTAAATCTGTATACTCACCAAAGGTCATATCGTCTAAATTAGGTATGAAACCAAATTCAACTCCACCAAGTTTAAATTTATTTATAAACTTATGATTTTTAACATCAAACATTTTACCTAAAGAGTTTGTTATTTCAACTACATCTTTATATCTTATTTCAGCAACTTCTTTTAAATCTATTCCACAAAATGTTTGTACCATCTTTTGATGTAGAAATTCTGCATCTTCATTATCTTTAGCTATCTTTAAGAACGCTTGATATTGTGCTAACTTAATTTCTTTTAATTCTGTAGGTATACTAATTTCTAACTTCATATTATTTGTTTTGATAATAATAAAATAAAGTTATAATTGTATTAAAGCAAATAGCAAAGGTATTAAAACAAAAAAAGACCTACATTTCTGTAAGTCTAATTTTAATGCTGAGAACTCATTTGTGTTGTAGGAATGCTATCATCCTCTTATCCCATATTCCTTTCTCAAGGGAACAACACATTAACCAATAATTAATTCTCTGATTCGTATGCTTTTTTACATTCTTTATTGCAGTAAGTCTTTTCAGATTCTTCTCCGCAATATAAACATTCGTTTTCTAATTCTTCTAATGGATATTCATTCATAGTTTTAAGTTTTTAATTATATACAAATATAATAATTATGTTTTAAATAAAATACATTTAACATAATTTTAACTATTCAAATATTCAACAGCTACTTTATACATCTGTTGCATCTTTTTAATTTCACCTACATTTCTTGGTAGGTTAATCATTACTTCTACATTCTTAACGTGATGTATATAACATTGTATTGTAGCAATCATTTGTCCGTAAGTCATTAATATATAAAGTAGTTACCTTTGTTTGGGTTTTCTAATTGACTCGTTATAGCATAACGCATAGCATCTATTGCGTGGTTGTAAGCATCGATAGGTTTGTTCATTTTTACTCCTGTTTTATCTACCATCCAAATATAGTTTCTTAATTCGTTTATTAAGTTCTTACTTCTTGATGTAACATATATCTTGTTTTGATTTATTAAATTAATACCATATAGAATACTATCTTTACCTTTTGATACAGGTAGTATGTTATGACCGTATGTATTTAGTTCTGCTATTGATTTTGGTTCAGCACTATCAGCGTAAACTATATCTTTTACATCATTTGCTTTTAATAGATTAGATATATCGTTGTTTAATAAACCTTTCTTATAAATCAATTCATCAAATATATAAGCATCGTTATATTTATACATAGCTACTAAACTTGTTGGGTCGTTACTATATCCAAAGTCCATTCCATAACACAATATCCTTGCATCTGTTGGCATATCTATTTCATTCCAATCAGTTATACATACACCTTCTAAAGAACCTGTTTGTCCAAGTCCATATACTTGCCACCAATTTGCCCAATATGTAGATGTTAATGCTTTAACCTTTGCTGATTCTATTTCTTTTATTATAGTATCACTTAATGCTTCGTTGTCTAAATAAGTTAAAGTAATAAAGTCTACATTGTCTTGTGTTAGTATTTCCCTATCTACCCAGAAAGAAGCTGCTGGATTGTAATCTAACCATATATCGCCACTTGTTCTAATAGCCATTTGATAATAAGAATCAAAGTCTATGTTGTTACATTCGTTTACATAAAGTATGTTACGTCTTGCACCACGTAATTTATCAGGTTGGTCTACACTAAAGAACTCAATATAACTACCATTTGCAAATGTGTATTTTAAAGTACTCTTATTAAAGTTTGCATCTATGTATCTACCTAAAGCCATTATGATTTTTAAGAAATCTTTTAATGCTCCTCTACGTAAATGTGGGATTGATTCTGATACTACACTAATTTCAAGCATAGGTTCTTTTATTGCTTTGTCAATTAGCAAAGGTAATATACCAAAAGTTTTACCTGCAGATGTACCACCTCTAATAACTTTAATACGTTGCTTTAAACGCAATAACTTTTTAATTGCAGTAGTTACTATAAATTCCATATAATAGTGTCTTAAACTAAGTCTAAATCATCTATATTGAATATAGGTTGCTCATTAGTTACAGTTATATCTTTCGTTTCTCTTGGTTTACCTGCATAGTAATTATAAAATAGTTGTGTGAATTTAAAGTCACCGTTCTCTAATCCTTTTTCTAATGCAATAAATGCTAATGGTTCTAATGCAGATAACTTTTCAATTAACTTAACTTCTTCTGATTTTGATTTACGTCCAGCATTTTCTCTTTTGCCACCATAATTAGTTTTATTTTCCATCTTGAAATAATTTGATTATTCAATTTAAAAATAAATATTTTTGTTTATTGTTTATATCAGTTAATCAATTTCTATATTATGATGTTTCAATAGTTCGTATATTTTACCAAAGACTATTTCTATGCCTTGTTCTTGAAACTGTGATGTAATAGAATCGTTTAGTTGATTGATTAAACCTTTTCTTGTATTATATACCAATTCAAAAATAAAGTTCGCCATATCTAATGCTTTGACTGTTGCTAAATATTCTTGGTTATCTTCAGGTAGATTAAATTCTAATATTGCTTTCATTTTGTTTCTTGTTTAGTTTTACATTTCTCACAATACAATTCTTTAGTTGCTGGACCTGTAGATATAATAGTTCTACAGGTATTACAAAGCATTGCACCTCTACCATTATTAAATTTATGTATCGGTTTCATTTTCTTTTTCTTTTAAAAATTTTCTTGCGTCTCCTATTGTGTATATTCCCTGAGCCGAATTATCTAAAGGAAATATTCTAGTATCATCAGACAATCTACTTGACAATGGATTTAACCATCTACTATATGCCCCTCTGTAAAATACTTTTTCAAAGAATGAAGTATCTATATAGTCATATAGTTCGTTGTCTTCATCTACTAATTTACTTAATTCAACCTGTCGTTGAGGTATTCCAAATGTTGTACTCATATCCTATTTGTTTTTAATTCTTTAAACCATTTATTTTTTGCTTTTGTAAAAGTTAATTTAGTATCCATTTCCCAATAGTAATCACATTCTAAACCGTTGTTAGGTTCTTTAATAAAATATGATTGCATATACTCACTTGGTTCTGCTTTATATCTGTAACAAGTTGAACTTAATTCGCAATTGTTACCATTACACATTGTTATATCAGGCATTTTGTTGGTTATTTACACTCGTTATTAATCTTATGTTTGTTAATTCTAATTTTAAATTAGTTATTATAACTTTACTTGCACTTAATTCATTATTTATATTTCTATTTTTATTTTCTAATCTATATAATTCTATTTTTAAATCTACTATTTGTTCTATTAAATTATTTATTGTTTTCATATCTTATTTCTTTTTAAATTGTTTTAAACCATTTTATAACATCTTCTACATCGTCTCCCGTTTGGGAGTTATATAAAAATATTTGTAATATATCAATAACTTCTTCCTCACTATAACTTTTCTGTTGATTTGCATATTCCTCCATTGCATCAATTATTGTTAAAGGTAAAAGTTCAATAGTTTCTGATTGGTTTACATCGTCAAATTGTATATATTCTCTTAAAATATTTTCTGCTGATTGTTTCATAATTTTATTTGTTTTTATAAAGTTTAGTTAATTCTTTTGTTACTTCTTTCCAGTGTTCTGTTTGTTGCATTTTACCTGAACATACTATTCTGTTATATTCTTTGCTGTATTTATTGTATAGTATTTTAGCACGTTCTTTTGGTGTCATAATATTATTATTAAAGTTATTGATGTTATTATTACTATTGTGCTTATCCAAGCTAATACTTCTACTACTGTTTCTTCTTGTTTTGGTGTCATAGTTTTATGTTTTTATTCATTGTGTAAAATGCTTCCAGTCTATCTTTAATTAATGTGTGTTGTATTGTATCTTTTGTATTTGTCATTAATGTATTTAATTCATCTATTATTTTGTATTCGTATATTGGTGCTTTTATTTCATTTAATTTATGAAGCTGTATTCTTAAACTATCATTTTGTAAAGTTAATTGCATTAGTTTATTTTTTAACTTTTCTATTTCTAACAGTTCTTTTAGTTCTGAATCATCCATTGTAAAGTAAGATAGTATTGTTGTTTTAAACTTCTTTAATTCAGGATTGTATTCTTCATACATCTTATAGTTCTTTAGTGCGTGTATTACTGTAGCGTGATTTAGTTCTAATGTATCACCAATAGCTTGAAGTGTTTTGTTTGGTTTTAATTGTTTTAGTACATTACAATATAATGAACGTAATTCTATTGTCTCCCTCTTACGTGTTCTAATATCAATATTAGTGTTTGTCTCTTGTCTAATTATTTCTTTTAATCTTTCTGTTATTTCCATTATTATTTATCTTTTATAAATGTTCCATTCTCCATTTTACCTGTTCTTTTAACTATTACATTGTAAGCGCTATTAATACAATCTTCTATATTATATCCTGCTAACTTAGATAGGTTAGTTAATACAACTACACAATCACCAATAGCATCTATTATTTCTTCTTTATCGTTATTTAATAAAGCTTTTGCTAATTCACCTGATTCTTCTTGTAGTTTTATAACCTACTAAAAGATTTGATTTAGAATTTTTAACATATTTCTTTATTTTCTTTTCTCTATGGCTTCCACGTTTATCACCATAATAAATCAAATCAAATTCTTTGTTTTCTAAATCTATAAAAGTAGAATATTTAATATCGTTTTTAAATATATAAGTAAAAAAATCTAAATTCATAGTTTTTCTATTTTTGTCTTCATCAAAAAATTTATTCAAATCTTTTCCTTGAAAACAATAAGTAGCATTTTCAAATATATTATTCCAATTATTAATTTGTTCTTCACATAAACCAAATCTTTTAAATACTACTTCAGCAGGATTTTGTGGTTTAATTCTTGGATCGTTAACTAATATGTAAAAGTTTCTATCATTTAAGTTACCAATTACATTTATAAATTTAACTACATAATCATCTAAAACT